TGGGGGCGTGGGGTGTGCCGTTGGCAGTGTGTTGCTTGTCGCCGCCGCCCAGGAGTTCCTCGAAGGGTTGTTCCTTCTTGGGGGGGGGGGGGGGATACTACACAAGAGGGAATCTGTGTGTTATAGGTGTTCTAAACCAGATTATATATTTTTAAAAATTGACCACCTTTTTTAGAAAAATAAACTTACTTCTATAAATTTTAATTTTCGGTAACCTTAAAAAAATAAAATTGAACCATATATATTTATTGTTTTCTTTGGTTCAATTTAGTATATTGTATATGCCTCTGGGCAGTTGATTTTCATGAATGAATTTCCTTAGTATACCCCCTCTCCGTTTTGGAAGAGGGGTTTTTTTATTTATATACTTGGATAAACTGCGATGTGGGGACAAGAAAGAAATATGTATATAGGAGATTAGTTTCTTTTCTTTCCGTCCCCATTAGGGGACGTATAATGTGGGTAGTAGTGTTTGTTATTGTTGAATTTGTTTGGTTCATGTATTATGCTCTGGATTCATAATATTGGTATAAGGGGTTAATATGGCTAAATTTAATTTTAAGAAACAAGATGTATCTCTTGTAGATAAAGAGCAACAAAAAGCAGATAGAGCGTTAGCTAGGGGGGACTTTCCTAAAGAAGTAGATGTAGACTTTGATAAGAAAGTGAGCTTAGCTATATTGGAAGAACCAGAACCAGAGTTATTATCTGTAGAAGGGTTACAGAAGATTTACCCTAGAAAGGTGAATAGAGAGACTCTGGAAGAGTGTGTGAAGATGATGAATGAGTCTATTGTAGGAATGGACTCTGTGATGAGGGAGCATTATAGGGATAATCTAGTAGGGGTTATTGATGTTATTAAGGAAGGGGAACGGATTAAGTTTGCTGATTATGTGAAAGCTGTGAAGTTCTGTTCTTATAAGATGGCTGGGTATACTGATACTAGGGCGTATAGTTTGACCTTTCCTGAGCGTATAGAAAGGATGGCTAGAGAAGGGATTTCTAATGCTAACTTGTATGTATATGCGAATAGTTATGCGAAGAATAAAGTTGTAGTAGAGATTATGGCTAAGCTTATGGTCCCTACGCATATTATGTATCAAGACTATTTTCATATGGCTGTAAAGACTCAAGTAGAGATTATGACTGATGATAAAGTGAGCCCTAAAGTGAGAAGTGATGCTGCAAATAGTTTAATGACACATTTGAAACAACCAGAGATTAAACAAGCTGAATTGAAGATTTCTACAGAAGATAATGGTGCTATTGGTCATCTTGCTGATGCATTAGCGAGCCTATCTGGGAAGCAGCGTGAGCTGCTGAACAGTGGGGCGATGCGTCTAAAAGATGTGAGTGAAGCTGTAATTATTGAGGTGGATAATGGATAGAACTGTTGCTGCAAAGACAGTAGAAGAATATCTTAGAGAAGTAGACTATGAAGAATGGGAGAAGAGTTATGTCCCTACTGAGTTTGCTTTGAAGTATATGAACTTCGTTAAGATGGTGAATGCCGGTAAAGAAGATATTCAGACTTCACCTCTGTTTCACTACCGTATGGTTGAATCTCTTGGTTCAAGTAATATGAGGATTGCTAATCTGTGTTTACGGGGTGCTGGTAAGACTGTAGTGATGGGTGAAATGCTTGTATTATATCTGGCTCTGTTTAATGAACTTCCTCATTTAGGAAAATGTAATGTTATTATTTATGTAGCAGATAGTATGGAGAATGGTGCTAAATCTCTTCGTACTAACGTAGAAGCAAGATATAACCACTCTGAATTTTTACAACAATACATTCCTGAAGCTAAGTTTACAGACAGTGAGTTAGTGTTTAAAAACATTGAAGGAAAAGAAACGTATGTAAAATTGTTTGGTGCAAGTTCAGGTGTTCGTGGTTTTAAACGTAATGGTGACCGTCCTGTACTGGCTATTCTAGATGACTTAATTTCAGATGAAATGGCTAACTCTAAAGTGCAGCTCGAGAAAGTTTATGACTTGATATACAAAGCTGTCGATAATGCGATGAACCCGAAGAGAAATAAGATTATTTTCTCTGGTACTCCGTTTAACAAAGCAGACCCATTGTACCAAGCGATTGAATCCGGTGCATGGGAAGCAAATGTATATCCGATGTGTACGAAGTTTCCTTGTGCAAGAAATGAGTTTAATGGAGCTTGGAAAGAACGTTTCTCTTATGATGAGATGATGGATAAGTTCCAGAAAGCAGTAAAACTAGGAAGGGTTAAAGCATTTAACCAAGAGTTGATGCTGCGTATTGCGAGTGATGAGGATAGAGTTATCCTTGATGAAGATATTTCTTGGTTCAAGAGAAAAGAGATTCTAGAGAATAAACGTAGATATAACTGGTATATCACTACCGACTTTGCTACTTCTACTCATAGAAAAGCTGACTATACTGTAATAGGTGTATGGGCTGTAGATAATAAACAGAATAGGTATCTTGTAGATGGTGCATTAGGAAGATTCTTAATGAACGATACATTTAATAAGATATTCGATTTTGTTTCTAAATATAATCCTATGTCAGTAGGGATAGAAGTAACAGGACAACAAGGGGGCTTTGTTCCTTTGATTAAGGATGAGATGTTAAGACGTAACATCTGGTTTACAGTAGCAAGAGGAAGAGAAAGTACGAAAGAAGGTATTGCTGTTCGTACAAATAAAATGGATAGATTCCGCTTGACAGAACCAGTGTTTAAGCAAAAGAAATTCTTCTTGCCAGAAGAAATGAAAGATAGTATCTTAATACAAGAACTGCTCGAAGAATTGTCTACTGTAACTATTGATGGTATTAAAGCTGTACATGATGACGCTATTGATATGGTATCACAGCTAGACCAGATGGTTATTATATATCCTTCAGAGCAACAAGCTAATCTTGGTAAAGGAACTTCACAAGAAATGGACGATATCGACCCATTCTTCAATGAAACCAATACAGGTAGTGATTTAAGAATAAATGATTATTTGGTATAAGTTTTATGGTGAAGTTAAAAGATTTCTTACAATCTATTGCATTAGGTGAATTACAAAGTTCACCTCTTGTTCCAATCGGTGCTTGGGAATTAAATCCCGATAGAGTGCCGCAAGTGATTCAAGCTTTAAATCAAGGGCTTGAATACTTCTATTCAAATTTTCCTCTAAAGCAAAATGAAGTGATTATCCAGTTAAGGGATGGTACTACTCGGTATTACCTTGATGACTACTATTCGATTAGAAATGGCGGTTACATTATGGATACTGTAGAGAAACCTTTCCAAAATGATGTCCTTCATATTTTGTCAGTACACTCTACACAAGGTAGGGAATACGCTATCAATGATGATTATGGTTCGTTCAGTATCCACACTCCAGAATACAACTGTGTTCAAGTCAATGGCAGAACACCAGAAAATTACTTAGTGATTAAGTATCAGGCAAAACATCCAGAAATTCCACTAACAGAACCAATGAGTAGTGAGTATCCTATATCCATTCCATCTTCATACAGGACTGCTCTACAAACTTATGTTGCATGTTTGGTGTTGCAGAATATGGGTGGTGAGCATTTACAGGAAAGCAACGCTCTATTTGCTAAGTTTAAAACACTTACAGAAGAGCTTAAATTACAAGGTATTGGTACTGTAACAACAGTAGGTACTAATATCAGACCTATGTTAAGAGGGTGGTTATAATGTTTCATAGACATCCGCCTATGCACAATCTTAATGAACCCAACCAATTAGTTTCACATCAGTTCACACCTGATGCTTTTTCTATGGTTCAGCAAGTGTATTTTCATTTAGGTACTTTAAAGCATATTGCAGAAAATCTTCATACTGTCGATACAGTAGGCAGAGAGATGTATAAGCTTGATGGTCTTAATCAATATCTCGGTGATATTGTAAGAGTATCTGATGCTTTAAATGCTATCGTATCTATTCAAAGAAACTTGCCGGTAATCTCAGAACTAGCACCTCGTATTGAACATTTTGTGTGTCAGCTTGACGACATTCAAGAAAAAATTAATCGTCACGAAGTTTCTTTTAAAGAAGCAATGGCGACAATTAACTGTAATGTTAAGCTACTCGAAGATATGTATATTCAATATGAATGTGGTTTAACCCGTCTTATGGAAGAATACAAAGCAAATCTTTGTGAAGATTACACGAAATATAAAAATGACTTGGTTGAATATAGCGAAAGTATGCGTAAACAGCATGCTGCATTTACTCATGGTATGAGAGTACTAAAAGATGCATTAGAAGTACAAGATGCTAATAAGTTACTTTTAGAACATCTCAAAGCAAGTGATGCAGTAACTGATGCTCTATTCCTTGGTTCAGAAAAAGCTAGTGCTAAGGCACTAAAACAGATTAAAGAATCTGAAAAATGGGGTAATAACGAAGACGTTAATAGACAACGTTTGAATTATAAACTTCCTAAGAATAATGTTCTTAATGTTATGAAAGATAACCAAGAACGTTTGCTTAAAGAAGGAGTTGCCTAATGTTAAAACGTATTTTAGGTGAATTTCCTATTTTTGCTAAGTTTGCAAAACTAGGTAAACGCACTAACGTAAAAGGTGAGTATCTTCCTTCTGAGTCTCAGAATGCATTTGCATTGTCGGACACTGTAGCATATGAGACAGGAACAAAAGAAGTTACCCCTGAATTATTTAACGGTGCATTAAACTTTGTAACAAGTAATATGAGTTATTTGTTCCATCGAGGTGTACCAGAATTTTCATTAAATGTTGCTTATTCTAAAGGTTCTATTGTGACGTATGAAGGTGCATTGTATGTATCTCTTACTGATGAAAACGTTAAACACGTTTCACAAACTTCTCATTGGGGAAGATTTGTCATTGAACCAAATGCATCACATCATAATGATTATCCGAATGGTAAACCTAAAGATACCAATCCTGTAGGTACAATTCTTACTGTTCCAGTAAATGCTCAACTAGACGGGTATATGGACTATGTAGAAGGTGCTGAGTTTAACCGAGTAATCTACCCAGAGCTATTTAGAGTTCTTGGTTCAAATAGATTTGGTACAAGCTCTAACACTAATAAAGAATTACCTATTGGTTCATTGGTTCATATTCTTTCTACTGAAGACATTCCTGATGGATGGGTAGAATGGAATAGATATAGTTCTTTAGCCGGTTATCCAGAGTTGCATCAAGCTTTATCAAGAATGGTAGAACGCTTACCTATTGGTCCTGTAAGACAGGTATGGACAGAAGCGTTAAAACAATACCGTTTCCCTGAGTTTAGTGCGAGTGGATTCCATCTAGGTATGAAAGGAACTGTTGGTAATTTCATTAATGATGTTTCTTCTGCTGCTAACTTATTAAGTTATCCAGTAGTTGTAGATAATAGCAACACGTTAAATCCTCTTGGAGTTTCAAGATGTGCTGTAGACCAACACAAAGAAGTTGTGGGTGCAACCGTATCAGAAAAGTCGTATACGTCCTCAGTTGCCAGCCCACTCGTGATTGTTGCACACCGTGCAGAACAACACAAAGATGTGGATGCCAAAATGGTTGTAGTATCCGAAGCTGTAGCAGAGACTGTTCCGAAGACTCTCTCTACTCGTTTAATCGTAAAAGCTACAAACCAACGTCCATCAAGTATTTCAAGTACTCATAAACAGGTGATTAAATATGCAAATCAATAGACCTAATACTGTTAAAGTGTTTGGAGTAAACGCAATGCAAGGCGATTATTTGCCTGTTAAATTTGGTACTAATGTAGTAGTAGCCAAAGAAGACTATGCTAATGTTGCGAATAAAAACTTCGAATACGGATTAGAATCACTTGAAGGTGATTTACAGTTAAAAGACTTAAACACTGTTTTCTTCTATCAAGGTGCTTTATTGAAATACCTATTCCAAAAAGGTATTCCAGAATTTAGTACTTATGAAGATTATGAATCAGGTGCAGTAGTTCAACATGATGGTAATGTATGGATTGCTACTAAAGATGTTAAAGCATCTACTCATGAAAAAGTAGCTGACCCATGTGACCCATGTGGTTGTAAAACTGAATGTGAAAATCCGGTATATCCTTCTAAAGAAGCTGGCTGGTGTAAGTTCATTACTTCATGCGAATATGATGCAAAAATCAAAGAACTAGAAGCTAAAGATAAAGCATTAGAAAAAGCTATCAATGACCTTAAAGGTGTTGAAGGTTTTGCTGTGTTACCAAACGCAGAAACAGGTGCGTTAGAACTTCGTTTAGATTTATCTGATGGTTCTAAAGTTACTATCCCTATGACTAAATTCGGTCATATTGAGAAAAACAAAGATGGTACTTTATCAATTACTAATGCTAATGGTACTACTTTAGAATTACCTAAATTTGTAGCAGAACATGATTTAGACCAACAAAAAGGTTTCTATTTCAATACTGCTTCAGATAAATGGGAAGTAGACCTACGTGATTTAGTAAAAGATGGTTCTGGTTTACAAGTAGACCGTGAAGGTTATGTATCTATTAAACCAACTGACTTTATTGATAATAACTCATTAGAAGTTTTACCTACCGGTAAAGCAGGAGTATCTGAATCTTGGTTAAGTAAAATCCTTAAACCATTAAAAGATTATATCTCTAATCAAAAAAATGCAAATGCTGATGCTTTAGCAAAAGCTATTCGTGACTTAGAAGCAGCTCAAAAAGCTTATGCTGACGAAAAAGCTCGTGAAGCTGAAGTTATGGCTCGTGGTAACTATGCTGAAATTAAAGCTTATAAAGAAAATCTTGATAAGTTAAGACAGCAAGTAGGCAGACATAAAAATGACTTAGGTAACCAAGCTAACCAACTTAAAGCTTTAGGTTTAACAGATGAAGAAATTCTTGCGTTAATCCAAGCTGGCATGAATAAAAATAATCCTAGCTACATTACTCGTATTGAGCCTGTAGAAGGTGGTGTAAAAGTTACTTATGCTAATGGTACATCTGCAATCTTAGGTGGTAATTCTGTAGCTGTAGATGGTAAATCTATTGTTGGTAACGGTAAAGATAAAGTACTTTCTGTTGGTTTATCTAGACGTTCCGATAATAAAATTAAACTTGTAGAAGATGGTTTATACGTTGGTAATCAAGATACTCAAACTAGCTATTTTGTGTCATCTGTATCAGGTGACGATACTAATATTGGTACTCGTGAAAAACCAATGCGTACAATTCAAGCAACTCTTGACCGTATCGGTGATAGCAGCGCAACCTACTATATTCATCTACATGAAAATGAAGAATTCGATTGGGTAAATAGTAGGTTACCTTCTGCTAAATTAGTATTTAAAGCTTATGGGAATACTGTAGATAATAGTTTCCCAGATGATATTCAATCTAATATCTATTATCGAGGATATTGTGCTAAAAACTATCCAAGACCTACTATTAATGTTCGAGTTAAATCCACATATTATGGCGAAAGCCCAGTAGTTATTCGTGATAAACTTTATTGTCGTGAAGTAGGGTTACAAGGATTAAACATTCATATTTGGAATAAATATGAAGGTGTGGATAATAATCGTATTTCGGGTGTTTTTGCCGGTATGGTAAACGTAGATACTTTTGTAAGCGTTCATGGATGTATTATGCGAGTAAAATCTAAAGCTGTACACTTAGAAGGTTCAGGTGCATATCGAGATGATGTAATCTTCCGTGGAGATGTACGTTGGATTGACTCTAAAATTGAAGGTGATGCCCCATATATTGCTTCTTCAAGTTATACTAATAAGTTAGCGTTAATTTTATGGAATAGTGGTACATTAAAGGGTTATGGCGAAAAACCTGACCATGAATCTTTAATTGCTGCAGGTGACTATGCTACAGCAGGTAGAGGTTTAGCTTCTAATCTGATTGGTGTAACCATCAATGGCCGTGATAAATACGTACTTGGTATGAACTTTAACTATGATGTATTCACAATCAAATAATAAGGAATCGTATGCAATTTTTTAAATTTAAAGATGCAATTCGTTCATGGTCTAACTGGGTATTAGCAGGTGTTGTTGTTACCCCTATCCTTGATGCGAATGTACAAGCGGTAGCTGACTTACTACCTGAACAGTGGAAACATTGGTTTATTACTGGTTTAGGTTTAGTTGGTTTAGTTGTACGTCAAATTAAACAAAAGTAAGGAGAACCTATGTCTTGTTGTGTTCCTTGCAGAACTGAAACTGTTTATGAAAACGGTAAGCAGGAAAAGAAAGAAGTGGAAGAATGTAAAAAACGTTTGGAAGCTACTGAAGAAGAGCTTAAGAAAGCTCAGGCTGAAGCTCAAGCAGCAAAAGATAAATTAGAAGAACTTAATTCTAAATCTCATTGTTGCCCTACTGTAGATATTGAATCTATTAGTAAAGTAGGTAATGAAGCTTTAGTGACATTCAGTGATGGTACTTATATGACAGTACCACTTGAATTTACTCATGGTTTGGATGCAGAAAAACCTCTTAGCATTATGGCTAAATTATCTAAGCGTATTGACGATTTAGACGATGCAGTTAAAGGTTTATCAGATAAACTAGATGCTCAATCAAAACTGTTTGTTAAGCTAACTGATTTAGTTAAAATCAACAGTTGTGGTGAAGAAGCTCCATTCTTAGGTGTAGATGTTAAAGTTGCAAAAGAGGTAGCAGATGAAAACAGTTAATCTAAATATTAATGGTTGTTTACCTCAAGTACGTGATGGCAAAGACGGTAAAGACGGTGTAAATGGTAAATCAGCATATGAATTATGGTTAGCAAATGGTAATACTGGTTCAGAAGCTGATTTCCTAGAATCTCTTAAAGGTCCTAAAGGTGCTGATGGTATTAACGGTACTAATGGTGATAAAGGGGATAAGGGTGACTCTTTATTCGAAGATGCTAAACTTGAAGACGGTAAACTTGTTATTACTAAACCAGATGGTTCAAAACTAGAAGTCCCTGTTCTCACATGCCCAGATGTACTATTCGTAGATGCATTTGGTAAAGTAGAACTAGGATATGGTCATAATATAACTTGTGATAAATCTGAAACTACTGACCCAGTAGAAGAAGTGGAAGATACTACAGAGAAAACTGTAATTGGTGTATCTGCTTCTATTAATAGAGCTGATGCGACTTCAATTACTGTTAATGCAAGTAAACATACTATGGGTCAGCCTAATCCAGACCCTAATACAGTGATTGAAGGTGTAGCAGTTGCAGTAGTAACTCCACAAGAAACTTTTGGGCATAAACCGGTACATACAACTCCAATCGAACGTAGAGTAAGTTTCTCTGCAGCATATTCAGAGTTTCCATTAACTTTATCTATCGTAGGGTTACCTTCTGATGCATTAGCTGTTCAAGGTACTTTTGGTTCAGCTTCCCATAGTTATAGTGCTAGAGTAGAAAATCTTTCTACAAGTTCAACTAAAGTAGAACTTCGTGAAGTTGAAACACCGACTAATAATGCAATTGGCGATGCATTATAGGAGATTTAAATGAAAAAAAAACGTGTAGTAATCCCTGAAAATATGGGACGTGGTATTAAGGCAAATACCGAAAAATCACAGTATGAAGTCGATTTAACCGATTATGTCGATGGAAGTACTGTAACTTATACTGGTGGTAAACTAGGTGTAAACGTACCAGCATCTATCTCATCTGTAAGTACAGCAGGTGCTATTGAAGGTGATGGTTCAATTACTAATCCAGTGAAACTAGATTTTAATGATAGTATTGTAAAAGGTACTGATGGTAAATATGGTGTAGCTGAGACTGGTTTAACTTGTGCATCTATTGATGATTTACCCGAAAAACCTTGGAAAAAAGGTACTACTATTCTTGCAAAACAAGATGGTAAGTGTGTACGTTTAGCAGCATTAGATTCTATCTTCCAAGAAATTGGTGTAGGAATTACTGCTGATAAAACTAATTCATTCACTAATGAAGAATACAATGTTGTTGTAACTGTATCTAACACTGGCGAAAGGACTAATGAATTAACTAACTTAAATATTGTAGGTCCAGAGATTACTCCGAACTATACAGTTAAAAATGTTAAAGTTGGTAATTCAGGTGCTGAAGAAGTTGAACGTGTAGATGACTTTACATATAACATTCGTGGTCTTCGTAAAGGTGGGTATGTAACTGTTAAGTTTACAGTAGTTCCTAATACTTTAGGTACATATCAGTTTACTGCTGCAGTAAATCCTAACTCTGCATTAGACCAAGATTTGGGTAACAATAGTGCGACAATTATTTTAAGTGCTCGTACAAAAGAAGACCCTAACTATGTTCCTAGTGTAGACTGTCCACTTATTACTGCTACAGAATTAGATCATAATACTGTAATGCAGCAATTACAAAACTTTTTCTCATATAATGACGGAACAAGATTTACGAGTTCTGATGCCGGAAGTACTTCTAATATTTTTTCTAAACGACACTCTTTAAAAGGACTTCGTATCCGTTTAGAAAATGCAAGTACTGTGGTAGGGTACAGTAAATCAGAAATATCTGGTTTACAGCTTGCAGTTGCTTTGGATGACGTTACCACATCATCTAATACTCTTAAAGCGGATAATGAGGGTAGCATTACTATTGCAGCAGAATCTATTAAATTAGGTTCAGATGGCTATACTTTTACTAACGGTGTACTTGAAATTACAAGTGATATTACTGAATTTGCATTTTCTTGTAGACCTCAAGGTAATAACTGTAAATGGCAATCTTATGCGATTTATGCAGTAATTCCTGTAAATCGTAAATCTAT